TCCGGGTCTGACGCCAACGAGCGGATTCCCCTCCCCGTCGCGCCGGAGGCGCGCCGCTAGAGTGTGGGGAGGGGCTAGGGGTGGGGGGAATCCCGATATTCGAGGTCTGGGACTCCCTCCACCCTGTTGCGCCAGCGTTGCCCTCTTGTGATCACAGTTCCTTCTTACTACATCCTGCGTAAAGGGCATTCCCGCCCTCAACTCCCTGCACTGTATTTTCTTCACTCCCGTTTTCTCGAGGAATATTGATGGACCGAGTTGCCGCGGGCTTGGCCGGCCACAGTCGCCTTGAGATGGTCTGGCTGGAGCTGACAACCAGATGCAACCTTCACTGCCGCCACTGCTACGCAGACGCCGGTCCCGCCGCGCCCGCGCAGGGCCGCATGGCGCTCGACGACTGGCGGGCCGCCATCGATGAGGCCCTGGACCTCGGCGTCCGCGCCGTCCAGTTCATCGGCGGCGAGCCCACGCTGCACCCGCACTTCCGCGAGCTGCTCGCCCATGCCGCCAGGGCGAGCCTCGAGCTCATCGAGGTCTACACCAATGCCACCCGCCTCACCGACGAGATCGTCGGCTGTCTCAAGCACAACGGCGCCCGCGTCGCCGCCTCCTTCTATGCCGGCGAGCCGGGCGTGCACGACGCCATCACCATGCGCCCCGGCAGTTGGGAGCGGACCGTCGCCGGCATCGAGCGCGCCCTGACGGCCGATCTTCCCATCCGGATCGGCATCATCGAGACGGCTGAGAACTGGACGCAAGTGCCGCAGGCGGTCGCCTTCCTCAGGCGGCTGGGCATCCGCGACATCGGCATTGACGCGGAGCGCGGCGTCGGACGCGGGCGCCGGCAGGCCGCCGAAACCGCCGGCGAGGCCTTCTCCCAGCTCTGCGGCCGGTGCGGGAAGAGTCGGCTCTGCATTGCATCGACGGGCGCCATCTACCCCTGCGTCTTCTCCCGCAGGACGCCGCTCGGCGATGCCCGCAACGGCCTCCGCGCCGCCATCGAGAGCGCCCCGCTCACCGGCTTCCGCGCAGCCATGGCGCTGGAGCAGGAATCGCGGCGGCTGCGCGCGAGCGGCTCGACGTTCTGCGAGCCCGGACCGCCCATGCCCTACCCGCCGGACGAGCCGCAGCCCGACACCGACGGCTGCAATCCTTGGGAGCGCCACACCCAGCCTTTGCAGCTCGGTGACGAACCGGTCTGACCCGATCGGGCAGCACGGCCTGTTCACTGCTGCCCATTCTTTTCTGCCGAGGAGCCCATGCCCAACCCTCACCGCGGCGAGATCGAGGCCCGGCTCGACGGCCGCCCCTACACGCTCTGCCTCACGCTCGGCGCGCTGGCCGAGCTGGAGCACGCCTTCGGCCACGAGGACATGCTGGCGCTGGCCGAGCGCTTCCAGTCCGGCCGCCTCTCCGCCCGCGACGCCCAGCGCATCATCGCCGCCGGCCTGCGCGGCGCCGGCCACGACATCGCCGACGACGCCGTCGCCCGCATGCAGGCCGACGGCGCCGCGGCCGGCTTCGTGGACATCGTCGCCCGCCTGCTGAGCGCGACCTTTGGGGTCAGACCCTGCGGGTCTGCCCCCCTGCCGACAACCGTCATCCCGGACGGAGCGATGCGAGCCGCAGGCGAGCAACGCTCCGATCCGGGACCTCCGGAAGGAGGGCCCGACGCCCGCCCTTTCCCTGGCCCGACGTGATGGCCGCCGGCCTCGGCCTCCTCCGTCTCCGCCCCGCCGACTTCTGGTCCATGACCCCCCGAGAGCTGGATGCCGCCCTGCACGGCCTCCTCGGCCCGCTACACGGGAACAGCCCGCTGCCGCGCCCGGCCCTCGCTGAGCTGATGGCGCGCTACCCGGACAAGAGGGAATAGCGAATTGCGAATAGGGCGAGCCGCGTGGTGCGGCCTCTATTCGCTACTCCCTACTCGCTATTCGCTTCTTTCGCTCACCACTCGCGACCTCACACCATGCCCGATGACCTCACCCCCACCCTCACCGTCACCATCGACGCCGACACGCGCCCGCTGGAGGCGCAGCTCGCCGAGGTCTCCAAGGCCGGCGCGCGCTTCTCCAATGCGCTGTCCCAATCCTTCGTGGACCTCGCCCTCAAAGGCCGAAGCTTCGGCGACGTGCTGCGCTCCCTCGCGCTCCGCCTCTCCGAGCTCGCGCTCAAGGCCGCCTTCAAGCCCCTCACCGACAGCATCGGCAACGCGCTCGCCGGCCTCGTCGGCGGCGCCGCCTTCGCCCGCGGTGGCGTGATCCGCCAGGGCTTGCCCGTACCGTTCGCGCAAGGCGGCGTCATCGCCAGCCCCATCGCCTTCCCGCTCGCCGGCAACCGCCTGGGGCTGGCCGGCGAACGCGGCCCCGAGGCCATCCTGCCCCTCGCCCGCGGCTCCGATGGCCGCCTCGGCGTCCGCGCCGACGGCGGCGCGGGCATCGCCGTCACCGTCAATATCAGCACCCCTGACGTTGAGAGCTTCCGCCGCTCCGAGACCCAGCTCGCCGCCCTGCTGGCCCGCGCCGTCGCGCAGGGTCAACGCAACCTGTAAGGGGCGAATGGCAAATAGCGAATGGTGAATGGTGAATGGCAGCAGCCCCCATTCGCCATTCCCCATTCGCCATTCGCGCATCACCATGTTCCACGAAACCCGCTTCCCCACCGCCATCTCCCGCGCCGCCCACGGCGGCCCGGAGCGCCGCACCGATGTGGTGGTGCTCGGCTCCGGCGCGGAAGAGCGCAACGCCCGCTGGGCCGATTCGCGCCGCAGCTGGAACGCCGGCTACGGCATCAAGTCGCTCGACGACCTGCACGCCGTCATCGCCTTCTTCGAGGAGCGCCGCGGCCGGCTCATCGGCTTCCGCTGGCGCGATCCCATGGACTTCAAGTCCTGTCCGCCCGAGGCCACGCCCACGGCCCTCGACCAGCTGATCGGCACCGGCGACGGCGCCACCGCCATCTTCCAGCTCACGAAGACCTACGGCGCCGCCTTCAACCCCTGGGTCCGCGCCATCAGGAAGCCCGTCGCCGGCACCGTGCTCATCGGTGTCGCCGGCGTCACGCAGACGCCGGCCACCGACTACGCGATCGACCACACCACCGGCATCGTCACCTTCACGCCCGGCCACATCCCCGGCATCGGCCAGCCCATCACCGCCGGCTTCGAGCTCGACGTCCCCGTCCGCTTCGACACCGACCGCCTGGAGATCAACCTCCAAGGCTTCCGCCACGGCGCCATCCCGTCGATCCCCATCGTCGAGATCCGTCTCTAGGCGCGAATGGCGAATGGCCAGTAGCGAATGGTTGCCGCGACCTCGTCCGTTCACAACTTACCATTCGCCACTCGCCACTCGCCCCCATGAAACTCCTCCCTCCCGCCCTCCAGTCTCACCTCGCCACCGGCACCACCACGCTCGCCTGGTGCTGGCGCATCACCCGCAACGACGGCACGAAGCTCGGCTTTACCGACCACGACCGCGATCTCGCCTTCGACGGCACCGCCTTCGAGGCCGCCACCGGCTTCACAGCCAGCGAGATCAAGGACGCGCTGGGCCTCTCCGTGGACAACCTGGAGGTCTCCTCCGCCCTCAAGTCCGATCGCCTCAACGAGGACGACCTCGCCGCCGGCCTCTACGACGATGCCATCGTCGAGATCTGGCGCGTCAACTGGACCGACACCGACCAGCGCGTGCTGATGCGCTCCGGCAGCCTCGGCGAGGTGCGCCGCTCCGGCGCCGCCTTCACGGCGGAGGTGCGCGGCCTCGCCCACTACCTGCAGCAGCCCAAGGGCCGCCTCTACCAGTCCGCCTGCGACGCCGACCTCGGCGACGCCCGCTGCGGCATCGATCTCGACAACCCGGCCTTCCGCGGCACCGGCACTGTCCTCGCCGCCCCAACCCCGCGCCTCGTCACCGCTTCGGGCCTCGCCGCCTTCGCCGCCGGCTGGTTCACGCGCGGCCTCGTCACTTTCACCTCCGGCGCCAACGCCGGCCGCTCCCACGAGGTCAAGCGCCACACGCTCGCCGGCACCGAGGCCACCATCGAGCTGTGGCAGCCCATGGCGTCAGCCATCTCCGCCAGCGATGCCTTCACCGTCACCACCGGCTGCGACAAGCAGCTCGCCACCTGCAAGACGAGATTCGCCAACGCCGCCAACTTCCGCGGCTTCCCCCACATGCCCGGCCCCGACTACATCCTCGCCGTCGCCAAGCCGGGCGAGCCGGTGAAGACAAGGCGAATGGCGAGTGGCGAATAGCGAATGGGGCTCGCGTCACTAGCCACTTTCCATTCGCCATTCGCCACTCGCCATTCGCGCTGATGCTCATGCCTTCCACTCGCACCACGGCCGCCGCAATCGCCCGCACCTGGCTCGGCACGCCCTACCACCACCAGGCCAGCCTCAAGGGCGTCGGCACCGACTGCATCGGCCTCGTCCGCGGCATCTGGCGCGAGCTCTATGGCCCGGAGCCGCAAGCGCTCCCCGCCTACACCCGTGACTGGGCCGAGGCGCAAGGCCGCGAGACTCTGCTCGAAGCCGCCCACCGTCATCTCATCGAGGTTCCCCCGAGCGAGGCGCAAGCTGGCGACATCCTCATCTTCCGCTGGCGCCGCACCGCCCCCGCCAAGCACTGCGCCATCGTCTCCACCCCCACCGCCATGATCCACGCGCTGGAAGGCGCCCCTGTCTCCGAAGTCTCCCTCTCCCCCTGGTGGCGCCGCCATCTGGCAGGGGTCTTCGCGTTTCCCGATTTGGCGAATGGCGAATAGCGAGTGGCGAATGGCGGGTCGAAATAGTCGATGACCCCATTCGCGATTGGCCATTCGCCATTCGTCCCCTCTCACCACTCACCACCTCGCTCCCCCATGGCCACCCTCGCCCTCGCCGTAGCCGGCGCCGCTGCCGGCAGCGCGCTGCTGCCTGCCGGCGTCACCATCCTCGGCGCCACGCTCACCGGCGCGGCCGTCGGCGCGCAGGTCGGGGCCTTCGCCGGCTCGTTCGTGGACCGCGCGCTGTTCGGCGCCTCCGGCCAGTCGCGCGCGCTCGCCGGCCCGCGCCTCACCGAGCTGCGCATCACCGGCTCGTCGGAAGGCGCGCCCATCCCGCGCCTGTACGGCCGCGCCCGCCTCGGCAGCCAGCTGATCTGGGCCACCGACTTCGAGGAGGAGGTCGTTACCGCCTCCCAGAGCGGCGGCGGCAAAGGCGGTGCGCTCGGCCCGCAATCCAGGTCCGTCGAGTACCACTACTTCGCCAGCTTCGCCGTCGCCCTCTCAGAGGGCGAGATCGCCGGCATCGGCCGCGTCTGGGCCGACGGCGTCGAGCTCGACCTCTCCACCCTCACCCACCGCCTCTACACCGGCAGCGAGACGCAGGCCCCCGACAGCCTGATCGAGGCCCGCGAGGGCGCCGGCAACGCGCCCGCCTACCGCGGCACAGCCTACGTCGTGTTCGAGCGCCTCGCGCTCGCCCCCTTCGGCAACCGCATTCCGCAGCTCTCCTTCGAGGTCGCCCGCTCCGTCGATCCGTTCGCATCGCGCATCCGCGCCGTGTCGCTCATCCCGGGCGCTGGCGAGTTCGTCTATTCGCCCGTGCCCGTCACCCGCAAGGTCGGCGCCGCCGGCAATCTCCCCGAGAATGTGCACACCCGCCAAGGGGGGGCAGAGGGCAGCGACTGGACCGTCGCCCTCGACCAGCTCGAGGCCACGCTTCCCAACGTGGCCTCGGTCAATCTCATCGTCACCTGGTTCGGCACCGATCTGCGCGCCGCCAACTGCGAGATCTGCCCCGGCGTGGACCTCGCCGACAAGGTCACCCAGCCGCTCGCCTGGAGCGTCGCCGGCATCGACCGCGCCCAGGCCCACCTCGTCAGCGTCGTGGAAGGCCGCGCTGCCTACGGCGGCACGCCCTCCGATCAGACCGTCGTCGCCGCCATCCAGGACCTCAAGGCCCGCGGCTTCTCCGTCACGCTGACGCCGTTCCTCTTGATGGACATTCCCGCCGGAAACACCCTCCCCGATCCCTACACCGGCTCGACCGGCCAGCCCGCCTATCCCTGGCGCGGCCGCATCACCGTCTCGCCCGCCCTTGGCCAGCCCGGCACCCCCGACAAGACCACCGCCGCAGCCACCCAGCTCGCCGCCTTCGTCGGCACCGCGGACGCGGCCGACTTCGCCATCGATGATGAGAGCGTCGCCTACTCCGGTCCCACGGAGTGGTCCTACCGCCGCTTCATCCTGCACTACGCCCACCTCGCCGAGGCCGCCGGCGGCGTCGACGCCTTCATCATCGGCACCGAGCTCATAGGCCTCACCACGGTGCGCGACAGCACCTCCACCTACCCCTTCGTCGCCGCCCTCGGCGATCTCGCCGCCGACGTTAAATCCGTGGTCGCCGCCTCGGGCACCAAGGTCACGTATGTCGCCGATTGGTCGGAATACTTCGGCCACCAGCCCACCGACGGCTCCGGCGACGTCTATTTCCACCTCGACCCGCTGTGGTCCTCGCCCGCCGTCGACGCCGTCGGCATCGACATGTACTGGCCGCTCTCGGACTGGCGCGACGGCAACGCCCACCTCGATCGCCTCGCCGGCGCCTCCTCCATCTACGACGTCGCCTACCTGGCCGGAAACCTCGTCGCCGGCGAGGGCTACGACTGGTACTACGCCACCCCTGCCGACCGCACCGCCCAGGTCCGCACGCCCATCACCGACACCACCTTCGGCAAGCCGTGGGTGTTCCGCTTCAAGGACATCCGCTCGTGGTGGCTCAACGAGCATTTCAACCGCCCCGGCGGCGTCGAATCCGCCGCGCCCACGGCCTGGGTGCCGCAGTCCAAGCCGTTCTGGCTCACCGAGCTCGGCTGTCCCGCCGTGGATCGCGGCGCCAACCAGCCCAACGTCTTCATCGACCCCAAGAGCGCCCAGTCGCAGCTGCCCTACTTCTCGCACGGCAAGCGCGACGACTTCATGCAGCGCCGCTACCTGCAGGCCGTCCACGACGGCCTCGATCCCGTGCATGCGAGCTACGTCCCCGGCGCCAACCCCGTCTCCGCCGTCTACGGCGGCCGCATGATCGACCTCGACCGGATGCACGTCTACGCCTGGGACGCGCGCCCCTACCCCGCCTTCCCGGCCAACACCGAGGCCTGGGGCGACGGCCCCAACTGGCGCCTCGGCCACTGGCTCACCGGCCGCATGGAGAGCGCCCCGCTCGGTCCCACCGTCGCCGCCATCCTCGTCGACCACGGCTTCGCTGCTCACGACACCTCGGCGCTTAACGGCTCCCTCGATGGGCTGGTCGTCGACCGCATCATGTCAGCGCGCGACACCCTCCAGCCCCTGGAGCTCGCCTTCTTCTTCGATACCCGCGAGAGCGGCGGCCGGATCGTCTTCGCGCACCGCGGCGCCGATTTTCCCGCCGCAGCACTCACGCCCGACGACCTGGTCGAGACCCATCCCGACGCCGCCCTCTCCACCCTCACGCGCGCCCAGGAGACGGACCTCCCCGCCTCCGCCCGCATCACCTACATCGCCGCCGGCGGCGACTACCCGGCCGCCGTCGAGGAAGCCCGCCGCCTGGCTGGCCGCAGTGGCCGCGTGGCGCTGGCCGACGTGCCGCTCGTATTGGACGCCGAGCAGGCCGCCGAGATCGCCGAGGTGTGGCTGTTCGAGGCCTGGGCCGCCCGCGAGCGCGCCCAGTTCGCCCTCCCGCCCAGCCGCCTCGCCCTCGAGCCCGGCGACGCCGTCAGCCTCGCCGCCAACGGCCGCACGCACCTGCTGCGCATCACCGAGCTCGGCGAGCACGGTGCCCGCGACATCGAGGCGCTCAGTGTCGACCCCGACCTCTACTACGGCGCGCCCAGCGCCACGCGCGACCGCGGCGGGAGCGTGGCCGTCATCGCGGGCCAGCCGTTCGTCACCTTCCTCGACCTGCCGCTGCTGCGCGGCGACGAGCCGCCGGCCGCCGGCTACGCCGCCGCCGCCCAGAGCCCCTGGCCCGGCCCTATCGCCATCTACCGCTCGCCCGAGACCACGGGCTTCCAGCTCAAGGCCGTGGCCTCGGCCCCGGCCGTCACCGGCATTACGCTCGACCCGCTGCCCGCCGGCCCCGCGTCCCGCCTCGACCGCGCCAGCAGCCTCCGCGTCGGGCTCGATACCGGCACGCTCGCCTCCGTCACCGAGCTCGCCCTGCTCGGCGGCGCCAACCTCGCCGCCATTCGCAACGACGATGGCGAGTGGGAGGTGCTGCAGTTCCTCTCCGCCGTCCTCGCCGCGCCGGCCACCTACACGCTGTCCGGCCTCCTGCGCGGCCAGGGCGGCACCGAGCACGCCATGCGCTCACCCCTCGCCGCCGGCGCCCGCTTCGTCCTCCTCGACGGCGCGCCGGCCCGCATTGACATGACCGAGGACGAGCTGGGCCTCGCCTTCAACTGGCGCTGCGGCCCCGCCAGCCGCGATCTCGGCTCGCCCAACTACGTCCAGCTCGCCCACA